TTTTTGGACCTGGAGCTTTTTGACAAAAAGTTCAAAATGTGCAACGAAGACTCTGTTGACTTGAAAGGTGCGCTTAAAAGACTAAGAGGGGTCGACTATGACTCAGAAATCAAGGACTCGCGCACCGAGCTAGCTCGCGAGCAAGCGCTACTCTCTGTTAAAGAGCGCGAGATAGCGTCATTTGAAGAAGACTCTACCGCACTTTCAAAAAAGCTTGACACTTTAGAGCAAGAGATCTCTTCTGTGCCGCAAGAAATAGCAGAGTACAGAGATTGTAGGGAAAAAATACAAAAATTTCAAACACACCTTGAGCAGCTAAGCGCAGACACGCAGAAAAAAGAAAAAACTCTTGAAGAGCACGGGTCTTTGTTAGAAAAAATAGACAACTTCCTTGAAAGTTTCAACATTGACTTTTTCAATGACCAGAAAGATAATATTAATGAAAAGCAGACAAGATTGCAAGAAATATTAGATGGAATCGTAGAATTTGAGAAAAAACAAAAGACTATTGCTGAAAAAATTGATCTTCTGAAGGCTGCACCCTGCAGTACTAGCCTAAAGCAAAGATGCCACTTCGTTTCTGATGCCAAGAGCGCTTACAACGACAACACACGTGTCAGAATAGAGCTAAATCAGCTTAAACTAAACAGGGACACGGTAAGTAAGAAGATAGCCGAACTAAATCCGGAAAAGGTGACAAGCTATATCACGAAATATTACGGAGTTTTAGACAAGAAAACAAACTTGGACAATACGATTGCTAGCTTGAAGCTAGAAATGCAAGAGGACAAGCTTAATGTCTTGAAGACTGAAAGTATTTTAAAAGATTTGCACGAAAAACAAGAGACTTTTTTGGAAAACAAGAAGGCAATTGAAAATCTGGAGGTTCTGCTGGAGAAGAAAGCAGAAGTTCAAAATCTGAAAAACGTTTCAGATAGAAACCTCAACAATTACAGAAAAGAAATACTGGATCTTTACAAGTCCGTAGGTAGTCTTGAGCAAAAGCACACGCAAATGAAGGAGCAGAAAGAGGAGTTCTTGTCTTTAGAAGACGAGTTTACGACAGCTGACTTGTTCTTGAGGTGCATGCACCCAAATGGTATCTCGTATGATATTATTAAGAAAAGACTGCCCCTAATCAACACAGAGATCTCAAAGATCTTGACAAACATCGTTGATTTTGAAATTTTCTTTGAGAATGATGAGTCAAAGCTCGACATATCGATCAAGCACCCCAGGCATGATCCGCGCCCTATTGAAATGGGCTCCGGAGCAGAAAAGACAATTGCTGCTATGGCCATCCGCCTAGCTTTGTTAAATGTGTCAACACTTCCAAAGGGCGACGTGTTCATCTTAGACGAGCCAGGCACAGCCCTGGATGCAGAAAACATGGAAGGGTTTATTAGAATTCTAGAAATGATTAAGAGCCAGTTTAAGACTGTGCTTTTGATATCGCATCTGGACTCTTTAAAAGATATCGTCGACCAAGAAATCTCCATTGAGAAGCAGAACAAAAGAGCATATGTGAGTCAATAAACTATTTACACCTATAGGAGGACCATACAATGAAGAAAGTAACAGCATGGTTGGACAAGCACGTAAATAGATTTATTTCCCGCAAGTTTTTAGCTTGGGGCACAGCGACATGGCTCGCCGCGACACATTCGCTAACTAGCGAGGATTGGGTTGCTGTCACGCTTGCTTATATCGGCTCGGAGGCTCTCGTGGATATCGCCTCTCGTTGGAAGCATGGAGAGTGATAGATGTTTACGGCTCTTTTTTGGAAAGAAGCCTGGGTGTGGCTTAAAAATTACTGGTATTGGCCAGTAATAGCCACGCTTTTTTTGATAACTTTGCTAGGTGGCTCAAGACTACGGAGCAAGTTCTTTGACCTTTTGTTCAAACAAAGGGAGAGTTACGACAAAGAAATACAAACTCTTAGACGCACTGCGGAAGAAAAAGAAGAAAAGGTGCAGGAAGTGGTCGAGAGCCACACAGAAGAGTTAAGAATTATTGAAGAAGAGCATGAAATAAAAGTGAATGAACTGGAAAAGAAAAAACAAGACGAGCTAATTGAAATGGTTAAAGAAAACAAAGATAAGCCAGATAAATTAGCCGCTGAATTAGCGCGAATCTTAAGCGCAGAATATTATAGAAAAAATAGGTAAATCATGATTAAACAGATTTTAGCATGCGCCCTCGCACTAGTGCTTGTGCTGCTGCCAATAAGTGTCTCAGCAGAAGAGCTACAAGGAAGAGTCACAGCGCTCTCAATTGACGATCCCGCACCCTACGCTGGCGTTTTGTTGGATCCCATCGCCGCTTCAAAAATGATTGTAGATCAGAAGTATTTGAGGGCGGAGATAGAGTTGGAATTAACAAAGTCCTTCCAGCAAGAGCTGGCGGACAAGAGGCTGTCGTTTGACCTTCTTAAGGTAAATTATGATTCTCTAAAAACGATACATGACGAGACCATGGCATTAAAAAATGAACAAATAAAAGACTTAAACTTGCTTTTAAAAGAAGAGATGTCTAATAATAATAGTATCTGGAAGGTTATTGGAGGGATGACAGTTGGAATCGTATTATCTGTGGCAGTATTTTACGCTAGCGTGGAAATCGCAAGATGAAAGAGAGAGATCTAAATTACATAGCTGGCCTTGAGAAGGCCATAAAGAAGAAATATGGCGACGAAGCCATAGAAAATCCTGCTAAACACTGGGACAAAGAAAAGGAGCAGGATTATATAGAACAGCTTGAGCACTTTGTAGAAAAACAAAAAAAATTTGAACAGTCTCACGATGTCGAGAATGTTGACGGTGTTTTAGTTAGTCGTAAACTACTTAATAAAGAAGGAATTTTAAATTGTTCTACTTGCAAAAGTAAACTAAAAACGATAAATGACGACATTTATCATACAAAATTTCATTGTTGCGAAAAATGTTTTATAAAATACGTCGAGGGTCGCGAAAAAAGATGGCTCGACGGCTGGAGACCAAAAAATGTCACAAAAAGTAGTTGATATACTCAAAGGAATTTCTCAAGCTGCTGGGAATATGTATGATGGCGCCACCGATGAAAATGGCGAACCAATTAAAATCGGACTTAAAAGAGAAGAAGGCAATCCACTTCTAGATAAAAGAAAGATTGACGGGTGTTCTGTACGCTGCAGCGGAAAAACTCTGCATCTCTCTTATCACTCCGAACTTCTTTTAAAAGATGTTTATAGCGGCAAACTAGAGAGCGAATTAGAACAGATCATGTCGGATATAGTCAGTTACCTAAAGAAAGAATACAAGAAGGTGACTGGTAATACTCTATCACTAAAAGAAAAGGGCGAGTGCGACGCAAGAGTCGAATCAACTAGCCGTGTCCGAGTTTTTGTCACAGCCAGAAAAGACTACGAAATCGGAAACATGGGCGAAGCTGAAGACGTTAAGGGGCCATCAGAGGACAAGCTAGAAGCTGCATTTAAAAGCTTTCTAGAGCAATCCTCGGAGAAAAAAGCTCCAAATGATACGCGCAAAGCCGAAGCGTAGTAATGTCCTACTCTTTATCTAAAGAGGAAATATTAAAGGAAGTAATCAGGTCTGGCAAGGACCCGGTATACTTTATAAATAACTACGCAAAAATTTCACACCCTTTAAAAGGGCTGATCCCTTTTAACACGTATGATTTCCAAACTGATCTTATTGAGAACTTCAATGATCACCGCTTTAATATTATATTGAAGGCGCGCCAGCTAGGAATATCCACTATTACAGCAGCGTATGTCGCTTGGATGATGATGTTTCATCGCGACAAAAATGTGCTGGTTATCGCTACCAAGTTTGGAACAGCCGCGAATTTGGTTAAAAAAGTCAAAGCAATCCACAGGCATTTACCGGAATGGATGAAAATAGCTAGCATATCGATTGACAATAGAACTAGCTTTGAATTAACAAATGGCTCACAAATCAAGGCGTCTTCCACCAGTTCAGACGCTGGTCGTTCAGAAGCGCTGTCATTATTGGTTATTGACGAGGCCGCCCATGTCGAAGGCCTAGAAGAACTATGGACCGGTTTATACCCAACACTCTCAACTGGTGGTCGGTGCATTGCCCTCTCCACGCCAAACGGCGTTGGTAACTGGTTTCACCAAACTTGCGCTGATGCTGAGATTGAGAAAAACGACTTTTATCTCGTAACTCTACCGTGGGATGTACATCCAGACCGTGATAAAGAGTGGTTTGAAAAAGAAACAAGGAACATGTCTAGGCGCCAAATCGCCCAGGAGCTTGAGTGTAACTTCAACATGTCTGGAGAAACGGTTTTCCACCCAGAAGACATGGAGATCATTGAACAAAGCCTGTGTGAGCCGAAGTATAAAACTGGCTTTGACAGAAATTTGTGGATCTGGGAAGAGTACAGCCCGGGAGCAGATTATATGATATCTGCTGATGTTGCAAGAGGGGACGGAAAAGACTACTCCACCTTCCATATATTTAATATACAAAATTCTGAAATAGTTGCTGAATACCAAGGCAAGCCGACACCAGATGTTTTTGCAGAAATCCTATACCAGACCGGGAAAGAGTATGGTGAGTGCATGCTGGTCGTGGAGAACAACTCTGTTGGCTGGGGCGTGCTTACCAGACTAGAGGATTTGGGATATGGGAGCTTGTATTATTCTAAGAAGTCATCTCACGAACACGTCGAAGCTTATCTATCAGAAAATGCTGGCGTGATCCCTGGGTTCACAACTTCCTCAAAAACGCGTCCGCTAACTATATCTAAGTTAGAGGAATTGATAAGAAATAAACTAATTACTATAAAATCAAAACGTCTTTTTAACGAGATGAAGACTTTTGTCTGGGAAAACGGACGCCCACAGGCTATGAAAAAGCACAACGACGACTTAATTATGGCATGCGCCATAGGCTGCTGGGTTAAGGAGACAGTTTATAGTTCAAACCAGAGATCAGTTGAGTACAAAAAAGCTTTTCTTGGAGCAATGCGCTCAACCAATTCAGAACTTAACACAAGCATACCTGGTATGGTAGCATATAAAGAGAAACAGAAAAAACAAAACGAAAAAAACTATAAAGATTTCGTTTGGTTAATTAAGGGATAAAACATGGCGCCACCAAAGAATAGAAGAAATGTAAGAAATCCGGATAGCGGGCTGTTTAAGCAGCTAACAAAGCTTTTATCTGGGCCTCTTGTAAAGTATAGAAGACAAGACACACGACAACTTAAAAAGAGACAACTTGATAAGTACAAGTCACGCTTTAGATCAGCTAGTGGCCAAGAGTTCAAGATGTCGGCGTATGAGGATGTATACAGTTCACTAAGATCCGACTACTATCAGAATCAAAACAGAATGGATAGGTACGCTGATTTCGATCAAATGGAGTACACACCAGAGATTTCCTCAGCGCTCGACATTTATGCGGATGAGATGACGACTTTTTCGGTCTACAGGCCTATGGTCGACATTGTGTGCACAAACCAAGAAATAAAATCTGTAATTGAAACTTTGCTTTACAATGTTCTAAACATTCAGTTTAATTTATATGGCTGGTGTCGTTCGATGTGCAAATACGGAGACTTCTTTTTGTATCTTGATATTGAGCAAGACGAAGGAATCAAAAACACAATTGGCTTACCTTCTAATGAGATAGAAAGGCTAGAGGGTGAAGACAAGCACAACCCAAATTATGTCCAGTACCAGTGGAATACTGCCGGCCTTACGCTAGAAAACTGGCAAATGGGGCATTTTAGAATATTAGGCAATGATAAGTTCGCTCCGTATGGCACTTCTGTCCTTGATGGTGCTCGTAGAATCTGGCGCCAATTGACACTTCTAGAAGATGCAGTCATGGCGTACCGCATTGTGCGCTCGCCAGACCGCCGCGTGTTTTATATTGATGTTGGTGGCATCCCACCAGAGGATGTCGAGCAGTACATGCAAAGAGTCATGACACAAATGAAGAGAAATCAGATTGTCAACTCTGACACCGGCCAGGTTGATCTTCGCTATAACCCGTTTAGTGTTGAGGAAGACTACTACATACCAGTGCGAGGCGGAACAAGTGGGACAAAGATTGATACTGTTAAATCTGGCCAATATACTGGCGACA